CTGCGTTGAACGTTCCGCAGGCAATCGTTCAGATCGTTCCGCCTCAGTTTCTTTTCAACGGCGTCGCTACCAACGTCTGCGGCTATGTCGGGACCGCCTCATGGGGTCCTGTCAACCTCGCGATGACGTTCGGCAACTATGCTCAATATGCGTCGATCTTCGGGCCGACCATCAATCGCACCTTCGATATGGGCGGCCATATCATCATCGGACAGATGCAGGGCGCCGGCTTCTTTGCTGGCGTGCGCGTAACCGATGGCACTGACGTTGCCGCGTCCGGCGTCGCCAACTCGACGGCCGCCGTTCCCGCTTCGGATTCCGTGACGTATTCGGTCAACCCGACCGCCAACGCGACCGTTACCATCAACGGCAGCGTGTGGACATACGTTTCCGCGCTCACGACCGGCCTTCAGATTTTGCTCGGCGCCACGTTGCCGCTCACTCTGGCCAGCGCGGTTGCGACGCTGAACGCTTCGGCAGATACCAACACTGCCAAGTCGACCTATTCGACCAACGGCACAACCATCCTGAACATGACCGCCGTCACTGGCGGCACGGCAGGCAACGCCTTCACCCTCGCGGCCTCGATCGGCACGGTTGGCGGCGCGACGTTCTCGGGCGGTCTCGCCGGGGTTGTTGGCGTGACGTGGACCGGCAAGTATACCGGCTCGCTCGGCAACAGCGTAAGCGTTTCGATACAGAAGGGCTCCGCCGCCAACTCATTCAAGCTGATCGTGTCTTGCACGAACAGCTTGGCGCAGGAGGTTTTCGACAGCGTCGGCGCCGGCCTAACCGGCAATGCGCTTTGGATCGCCTTCGCGAACGCTATCAACAACGGCGTGTCGACAACGCGACCCATGTCCAACATCATCGTTGCGACGGCTGGCGCTGGGACAGGCTCGCCGACCCTCGGGTCAACCCTGCTTAGCGGCGGAACCGATGGCGTAACTGGAATCACGGGCTCGGCCGCTACCATCGCCATGCTTGGCGTGAATACCGTGCCGCGAACCGGAATGTATGCTCTGCAAAATCAGGGCGTCGCGCAGTTCACGCTTTGCGACCTTTCGGACGTGACGGCCATCCCGACTGAACAGGCTTTCGGGACAAGCATTGGCGCCTATGTCATTTGGGCTTCGCCGCCTTCCGACACGCTGTCGAACGCCGCCACCGAGCTTTCTAGCGAGGGCGTCGACACCTTCGTTGTGAAGGCGCTGTTCGGCGATTGGGTATTCTGGATCGACACCATCAACGGCATCCCCGCGCGAATGACATCGCCGGCCGCCGTGACGATGGGCATGCTCGGCAATTCCTCGCCGCAAGTGAACCTCTTGAACAAGCCCGTCACCGGGATTTGGGGAACGCAGTCGCTTGTGTTGGGCAAAACCTACAGCCCTTCGGACTTCCAAAATCTGGCGCTCGCCAGAATGGACGTGATCACGATCGACCTTTCGCTTTCGAACAACATGATCCATCGGCTCGGCATCAATACGTCGAGCAATCAGATCACTATGGGCGACGAATATACGCGCGTCGTGTTCTGGCTCGCGAAGTCGATCAACGTTGTCGCCAACCATTATATCGGCGCCAACATGACGCCGACCGAAATGAATCAGGCGAAGGTTGCGCTTCAGCAATACCTCGCCTTGGCGCAGACGAACGGCATCATCTACACGTTCGATAACTCGCAGGCTTATCAAGTCGTTCTCGACACGACGAACAACACTCAGGCGACGGCGGCCCTTGGCTACCAATACGCCTATGTGAAGTGCGTCATCGGGCCGATTGTCCGTTACTTCATCATCAATCTTGAAGCCGGATCAAGCGTGACGATCAGCGCGACGGCGCCGGGCCTCTAAGCCCTGCCTCTCTGAACAATTAATTCCATTCATGGGGTCGCCTAACGGCGGCCCCTTTTCATTTGGGGAGCCGCCTTAGTGCCGGTCAATAATCTTTCAATCGGTCATGACGTAACCGTGACCATTTTCGATACAGCAACGCAGTCGATTGTTTCGTTTCCGGCGCGCACAGGATTCAGTGCGGAGCCGATTACAAAGACCATCAACAGCGAACCACTGAACGGGCCGCCGCTGTTCGGCGAGGCCCCGAACGGCTGGAAGGGGACGCTCGATTTCGATCGAACCGACCCGACGATTGACATCTATTTCGCCAACTATGAGGCGAACTATTACGCTGGCGGAAACCCGATAGCCGGAACAATCACCGAGATCATTCAGGAAAAGGGCGTCAACGGCGCTGTCGGCCCGATCACGCAATTCGTGTTCACCGGCGTTGCGATGAAGCTTTCGCAGGCCGGTTCATGGAAGGCCGCCGAAAAGGTTCCGCAGAAGATCGACTGGATGGCCTCGACCCGCACACAGGTTCTCTAAACTCAAAAGGCTGAAGCATGTCCACTCTCACAAACTTGACGGCCGGCGTTGTTGCGCCCGTCGCTCCCGCCTCGCCCCTCATAACCAACGATCCAAACCGCGTTGAATTTGCGGTCGACACGTTGGGGCGAAGGATCGGCGCCAAGCAGCTTTCGGCTATCGATATGTTTGAGTTGACGCTTCTGATGGGCCAGCATAGCGGCAATCAGGCCGCTCTCAACCAAGCCATGATGGCCGCTTCTGTCGTCAAGATAGACGCGCTCGAATACGCCAGGCCGACAAGTTTCAACGAACTGAAGGCGCGCATCGCGATCCTGAATTTTCCGGGATATCTGGCAGCGGCTGAAGCGGTCGGCAAGTTCGGTCCCGCCGAAGAAAATGTCGACGCAATAAAAAACTGACCAAGCATCCCGACTTCGTTTATCCGCTCTTGCTGATGAAGAAGTTCGGGATGCCGTCACATGAAGCGTTCGGAATGAGTCGTTCGGTGCAAATGGCCGCGCTTATCGTTGACGGGGAAAGCGAAGGCGGCCATTTCGATTACGACAATATGACTTGGCGGAAACCGGAGGCGTGATGCCGCACTCACTGATTAGCTTCGCCGAGTTGCTGATTCACGCCACCGTCATCCTCCCCGCCGAGGAAGCTCACGCGATGGAGAAAGCGGCCAAGGTTCTTGAAGAAGAAGCCAAGTCGCTGATCGGCGTCCCGCAGGCGGGATGGCCGCCGCTGGCACAGGTCACCATCGACCGCAAGGGCTCGAATACGCCGCTGTTGGATACCGGCGAAATGAAGGACAGCATCGAGCACAATTCGGATCGTCACGACGCCTATATCGGCTCGAACAATCCCAAGCTGCGCTGGCATGAATTTGGAACGAACAATGTTCCTTGGTCAACGACCAACCCCGCCCGCCCGGTTCTCGCGCTCGCCTCTGTCCGCAAAGAGAACGAAGTCAAGGAAATCATCGGCCGGTCGATCATGGTTGCGCTAGAAACGCTCTAGCTGTGGACGATGGCGTTGATGACGACGGCGACGAGCAGGCCGAACGCCACGATGACGGTCCAAGCGATTGTCCTGATGATGAACAGGCCGCCAGACGATCGCAAATCTTCCCGCCCAAGGCTTATGCCGGGGCGGATGCCCATTATTCTCGGGCCGCTAAACCAGATTCTCATTTGTCCATCCCGACAGCAACATTCAGCAAGTAGAAGAGATAGGTTATTAGCGGGATGGCAACAAAGAATACGAGGAACAAGTATTTCAGGGCTCTTTTTTGGTCACGACGAAACATCTGATACGAGTTCAGTTGTTGATTACTCATTTTTGGCTCACCTGTTTGTGAAAGACAGTGGTCACTGTCAATAGAGGATTTTTATTCCAGTGGCAAGTCCTTACGATATTGCGATTCATATTTCAATGCAGAACGGCGTTTCTCCGGTTCTAGCGTTAATCGCCAAGGATATGCTTGGCCTTCAAATGAGTGCCGAGAAGCTCGAAAAAGCCTTTGCGAGGGTCGGAAACAGCCTGAAGCTCATGGCTGGCGGCGCGGCGGGGATTTTCGGCGGCGTCGAAATTGGCAAGGGACTCCTCGATATCGCCGACAAGGGCGAGAAGCTGATCCATCAGCAAAACATGCTCGTTAGAGCAGGCGTCCAATACAACGACGTGCTGAAGCTTACGGGCGACGCTTACAAGCGCATCGCCAAAGAGGTTCCTACCGCGACCGGCGCCGACGTGCTCCGCTCCATCAATGAACTGCGCTCGGTTACGGGCGACACGGCCCGCGCCGAAGCCGCAACGCCAATGTCGTTGAAGCTTGAAGCGCTGCTTTCCAATGCGACCGGCAAAAGCGCCGAGGGCGAGGGCTTTAAGCTCTGGCGCGCGATGGAAATGAAGGGCATCACGACTTCTGATCCGGCCCTGACGCAAAAGCTCATGGGCGCGATCATTCAGGACATTCTCGGTTCGGGCGGCAAGCTCGACGCCGGCACCTATCAAGCGATGGCCAAGACTGGCGGCGCGGCGTGGATTCACGCTTCGCCGGGATTCATTACCGGACCCGGCTCTGTTCTTGCCGGCGACCTTGGCGGCGACCGCGCCGGCACGGCGATGATGACGCTTTACCAGTTCTTGACCGGCGCCACCACGATGTCGAAGCAGCAATACGGAGTGCTGAAGGAAGCGGGGCTTATCGACCCGACCAAGGTTACGACCGACAAGGGCGGACGCATCAACGCGCAGCCCGGCGCGATCAAGGGGAGCCTAGAGCACGCCGACAACCTATATGAGTGGGCGCAGTCGATTAAGCCTCAGTTGGAAGCGCTCGCTAAAATCAAGGGCGGCAAAGACGCCTTCGGCAACCTACTCGACAACGATATCTTCAACGCGAACCTCGCCAAGATCGGCCGCAACCGTAACGCGACCAAGCTTTTGACGATGTTCACTGATCCCGGATTCGGCGATCAGAT